TAATCTGTTGTATTAATAATACCTTGTTCAAAGAAACCATTGGTAGTTTCATTGAGTGCGACATTATAACTAGGTGAAGCACCACCGATAGTTAATGCAGTAGACCCAGCAGATGTTACTGAAAGTCCAGCCTGTGGTAATATAGTTGCTGTAAAATCTGTTGCGTAATTGATTCCGTATTTAACGAATTCAATACTGTTGATTCCTCCAACAGAATCTATACCAGAGACTTTTAAGATCGATCCCGCACCATCACCATTTTTAATCTCATACAAATCACCCAACCTAAAGCGTTTACCCTTTTGTTGGATAGTTACTTTTGAGGTAGTTGATAAAATTGTTGCATCAAAAGTATCTTCATAACGAATTCTATCTCCTGGAGAAATATCTCCAAAGAATTTACGATCAATAAAAAATTCATAGATACCGTCTGCAATTAAAACAATACGATCAATCTCAACTTCAACATATTGTCTTCTATCAATCTGAAGTCTAATAGTTCTGTTCGGTGTAACTACATCAACTACCCTACCAATAATAGTATCTGCATTACCAGCGTTAACTCTGGCAAAAATTGATACGTCTTGATTCCATCGACCATCAGAAGCACGAAGCATCTGACGTGATGGATATTCTAATGTTACATCTTTATTAAAAAGAACTCTGAATAAGAATTTAAAAGATGCCTCACTACCTTTAGCAAGGTAATGGTCTTTCATGTGTTGTAATAAAAATCTTTCATCTATTACAGGATTTGGAAAATTTACAGCAACTTCATTTCTAAAATACTTAATGAAAGATTCTAAAGTTGTATCAATATCACCAATTGTTTTTAAATCATTACCATTTGTGTTTTCTAGATACTCATAGTATGCTTCTAAGAAAGCAACAAATGTCTGATTATCCTCCCTGACGAACTCAGGGAGTTGACTAGAAACTAATGATGATAACGTACGACGATTAATTGACATTATGAACGACTAGTAGTGAATGTGTAATTTTTACCTGCACGAAGATCGCCATTGGCAGTTTTATCAACGATTGCTGTTACAGTTAAATGATCTGTGGCAATTTGTGCTATCTGAGTGAAAGCAGAAACCACATCATTTGAAGATGGTTTAATACTAATCTCAAAGTCAATGTCAGCAAGTCCTGTAATATTTAGATTCTTTATATTAATCTTACCAGCTGCATAATCAACAGTTCCAATTGAATAGTTGGTGATAATATTTTGTGCTTCTGTAGTTGTTGTTCCAACTGAACGATAGAAAAGAATCATATTACCAAGACCATCATCACTTAGATAGTGAATATTATCGTTTCCTTGAATATAGAATCCAGTGGAAGTAACAGAGTCTTCAGCGGAACCAGAACTATAAATCGGGTTAATGACATCAATGTTATACTCAGCAGAAATTCCGTATCGTGGTGATATATTTCTTCTCAATTTTACAGTTGTAATGTTGTTTGTAATAGACTGTTCTGATGCATCAATCAAACGACTTAATTTAGAGTAACGGAATACACTTTCAAATTTTTGTAAATCAGATTCATTATAGTCTAAAATAACTTGACGAACGATAGATTCAATGTCAGTTGAAGTGTAACCTGTTTCTCTGTCGTTGTAATACACTGTAACATTTAGTGCAATATTAAGTTCCTCAGCATCAACAATTTCTGGTGTGATGGAAACAATATTCTTTTTTTCTAAAATTGTGTTTATAATATTAGATTTTTGTTGAAGCGTTAACTTTCCTGCAGTTTTTGGTTTAACTGAAATAAATGTTTTACCATAGATAGGTGGATCATTATCTTCGCCACCCCAAACAGCAACTGATGCAGCTTCTGGGAAATTAGCGTAGATTAAAGCACGATAATCATCTGGAGTTACTGCACGATTTTGAGCAGCATATGTTCTTGGCGCATTAAATCTTATACTTGCGATATCCTCAACTATTCCACCGCCAGTGGCTGGTGACGTAGTTGTGATTGAAACATTTGCTCCACTATAAAGAGTGGAACCATCGTATGAAAATAGTGATGCCTTATTTGCAGCAGTTAAACTAGAAACAAAATAACTTATATGAACTACGTTGCCGTTTTCCAATGCCTTACCAAGAGTGCCATCACCAAATGTTAATTCGTATAAACCATCATCAATCTCTTTAACAAAAAATATTTTTGATATTGCATTTGCTTCTATAACAGAAGTAGAAATAGTGTAAGTGGTATAATTGGATGAGGTTGCATTTTCTTGAATACGAACTTTAACAGTGGCCAAGTCAATATTTGCGTTTGGAATGATATATCTTACACCAGCAGCCACTGTGTATTTAAAGTTTAATGGAGACCCTTCAGTAAGAGTCACATTGGGAATTGAATAGTTTGTTGATGCACCAACTGCAGTATATTCTTGCGTAGTGTAAAACGCATAAGAATTACCATCAACAGTTGTATTAAATTGTGTAAACGCTGGAACTGTGACAACAGATGGTCCAGTAGATGAAGATGTAATATTTAAAGTTACTGTGGCAGTTGCACACTTTGCTGAGTTTGGAGTATATCCAAGTAACTTAGCAAGGGAAACTACAGATGATCTTTTGCTTGCGGAATCAAGAAACATCTCGTTCACAGCAAGGTTAGTATAGATACCATTGTAGTGAGTATTGTAAGCCAGAACATCTAGAAGAATGGATAGTCCTGATCCTTCAAAATCATAGTCAGAAAACACAGCCTGACCTTTTAGATATTCTTTTAGATTAGCCTTAATGTTGTCAAAGTCTAATTCTGAAACACTAATTCTTTTATTATTGGATGCCATTATCGTGTTCTCTCTAGTGCTAGATCGAGAGTAATAGGTCTCTCGGTATTTACTATTTTAAAGTTTAATGTGATATAGACTGCGTTTTCGTCTAGCGAGTCGTTTACTAATACGTCTATAATGCTCACTCTTGGTTCAAAGTTATTAATCACGTCAACGATTGCTCGTTTCAACATAACTGTAAACATTGGTCCAGGAAGTTCAAACATCAATGCTCTGATAGGAGAACCTATCTCGCTATGAAATGGACGCTCAAAATTTCGAGTGAGAAGAAGGTTTCTAACCGACGTTTTAATGGCATTCTCATCGAAACGACGTACAATATCCTTATTCACTGGGTGAGCAGTAAAATTTAAGTCTAAATCCGAAAATGTTCTTGTATTTCTTGACATATTATTATTTAGTCTATCCAATAAACGAATCTTGCGATCCTTCAGCTATTGTGTCTCCACAGGCAATATCGTCTCCGATTCGAGCGACTTTTATACCTTCAAAATAGAAAGTGGAGGAAGAAGATGATACTTTTCGAGCAGAAGTCGGATGAGTAGTATTACCGCAGGTATGTGCCTGATACTGAGTAGTTCCAAGTAACTGAATTGGTTTACCGTTAAAGAAAGACTTGGTCGTGTATGGTCCAACTGCAGCAGTTGGAGGGAAACATCCATGTCCTGTCGATTGTTGGGCTTCTAGCGATATGGCTGGCATTATCTACTCTGTGTTAAAGTTACTAGTTGTTTTAATAGATTTTGTCCTGTTGACCAGTTCAAATCTCGAATGTTTATCGTATAACTTTTAGAAGAAACTACTTGTAGGTAAGTCGGACTTACAGGATTATTATCGATAGCTTGAGCAATGTAATTTCTAATAATATTTCTAGATGTATCAGCTTTAAACGACAAAGTTTCATAGACTTCTGAGTTAGTCACCTTGTCCCATGCTCCATTATCTGGATCAGTCACTGCAGTTTTTATTTGTTTATTAAAAGTCTTGTACTGAATCGTATCGTTAAAAACTCGTTTAAAATAACCAGCAATGATTCCTGGATCTCCCACAGTAAACGAAACAGTGGCAGGATTTGTTTCTTGTGGTACTATTCTTACAGTATAACGAATTTCTTCTGTTGCTTCCGTTGGAGGAGTAGCCAAAGGATCTGCTTCAGTTGCTGGAATGATATATGTAATACTGTGACTGAATGATTGTAATTCAGTGTATGGTCCAAGTTCAGTTGTTGTTGGATTCCATGCCATATTATTCCTTGCTTGGTCTCCAAACACCAACTAAAGAACCATTTCCTGGTGTTCTATATCCTCCTGGCCAAGATAGTGAAACATCTCCATCAGATGGATTATTTGTCTTAGCCTTTGGTGTTTGATTACCGCCAACAAAAGATAGTGCTCCATTTTTATTAGAGTAAACAAAGTTTACGTGACCATAATTCCAAAGAGCGATATCTCCAGGTTCAGCCTGAGAAAAGTCTGTGATTGGTGTTGCTTTCCATCTATTTGGATTAGATTTAATTGCTCTGGCACCAGCTTCTTGAACATAACGGTATCCACATTGTTTCAAAGACCAGTTTATAAAACCCATGCACCAAGCAGTTTGATCTGTGGTCCAATATGGATTAGTTTTGGAGTATCCAAGGTCTGCCCAAATACGAGTAATATTAGCATTACTTGGTTGACCACCCTGTCCTGTTTCTCTCCAATAACCAGACTCTGCCAACTGAAGTTGTTTAGTGAGGAATTGATATAAGTCAGAAGCAGTTGCTCCAGCAATTAAACTTGCTCCACTCTCATCAGTCTTAGGTGTTCCAGCGTAGTTTTCTTTAACTCCACCTGCAGCAGCTTCTGTATTTTTATATTTAGTTGGGTTTGCAATATAGTCGTCAACCAACTTTTGATTCTCTTCATTGAGAGCGTACTTTAAATCTGTTGGTGGACTTGGACGAACAGGAGTAGATAAAGTACCAAACTGATCTGGACGTCCATCAGTAAAATCTGGAGCAGTGAGTGCTAATGTAGAATTTTCAACATCATTACCACCTGCAGCAGATCCTTCTTGTCCGTGGAACTCTGCACCATCAACATTAACATTACCACCTGCTTTTACGTTTTGTACACCAACTGCTTCTAAGAACATATCAGCGTTTGCTTTAATACTTGTGCTTTGTAATGATTGTATGTCAAGAGCAGAACCTGCTTTGATAGAAGTTACTGCTGCAGATTCCATGGCAATAGAACTATTACCCTTAATGGTAAAGTCGCCATCAACTTGTAGATTATAGTCACCACCAACCACCATATTAAGGTCACCACCGATACCAATATCAGCATTGTTTTTTAGATTGATTGTTGATGGTCCATCTACTTGAATATCAGCTGCACCTTGTACAAGGATGTTTACGCTATTACCAACTGTTATATTACAAGCACCACCGATATAGATTGCACCATTTCTATCAATGATAGTGTAACCATCACCAACGATTTTATTAACTTGAGTACCATTGGCATCAATGTCAATAAATGAACCAGTCTTATGATAAAGACTTACGTTTTCATTTGCTGGTGTATCATCTAAAACGAACAGGTGTCCTGACTCAGATTCATAAACTTTATTATATGGATACAAACCACCAAATGGGGCAAGAGGTTGTTCCCAAGAGTCGCCACCATTTGCTGCAGGAATCTCTTTGGTTCTTGTTGAGTCTTTAAACTCGATGGCAGTTTCTTTTTGTACTTGTCGTGCAAGACGATTCGTATCTGGCTCATCCAATAAATGTCTTAATGGATACTTACCCTTTGGATCTTTAAAACCAACTGTCTTAGCATCTGAACGATCTTCCAATAGTGCTGCTTGTTTAGCAGGTGGAAGATCTTTAACTTCTTCTTTCGTGTATACTTTCTGATCATCAGCTGCAGGTTTATTTGTAGAATCAACAGTTACTGTTGCACCCAAAAAGTATTCATAAAACTTTTGTTTCTTTGCGTAACCAGAACCATTGGCATCTGCGCCAGTACGCTTTAGTGCTGTCTGAAAATATCCAGGATCATTAATATCATGTTTA